CAACTGTATCATCTACTTTAATACTACCTGCACCATCTCCCGATTGAAAACCATCTTCATCAAAAGGTTCACTAAATATTATTTCCTGTGGTGTTGTAGATTTACCTGCATAAAACATATGGTTTCTATATGCTGCTACAACAGTTGCACCTGATACACTACTATCGGTAACATCTGTAGCAGATAAAGAGGAATTAAAAATTACAGGAGCATTAACCCCATCTACACAAATAAGTTTTTCTGTGCCATCAAAGTTAAATCTTTCAAAGTGGTACTTTGTTGCGTTAGTTCTACCTGTATCTCTTTCTGTCCAAGACTCGGATACTACATCACCTTTTTTATGTGCTGCAGCAGTCGTGCTTGAGGTTGCTCTAGTTACACCTGTAAAAGCTGTGCTTGATACGCCTGTGTAAGTAAATATTTCTGAGTTAATTTGGATAGTGCCACTAGAAGAAAAACCTGTAGTAGACTTTACTGTAATACTACCAGAGCCTGTCATACTTGTATCGGACGCAACAGCAATATTTACTTCAGTAGAAGCAGAGCTATATATTCTTTCACCTCTAGCAGCTACTACTTTATTTGCAAAAGTTACAACCATTAAAGGTTTTTCAGCAGTAGTATTTGTAATAGGAATAACATGATTAATAAACTTTCGGTAGCCATCTATTCTACGATATCCACCTTGAATATCAGGCTCAAAGTTTAATAGCTCTATTGCCTCTCCCGGTTGCATAATAAAACTAGAACGGTTTAAAACTAAACCGCCCTCACAGTTAAATGCTACTGGTTGTACTTGTGAGCTATCAGGCATTAATTAATAACCCCAGACATAAAGTTAATAGAACCACGTGGCCTTAAAACAACAGTTGATCTAACATACTCAAATTTATTAATAAGAAGACTTTGCATATTCTTAATGCCTTGCTCAAAACGTTCAAAATTTAATTGGTATTGATTTAACTCTCCACGGTATTGATAAACGTAAGCAGTTGCACCGTCTACTATTACAGGTGCAAATCTATCAGGTATACTTGTTGTATCACCGTGAGCTGATAAATCAGAGGGAAAGGTATAGTAATCAAAAGCTAGTGTATAAGCTTTATCAGGATAAGGATGAAGTAGATAGTTATTATCAGGAGTACGTACAATACTTCTGGGTACACCACCACTATCAAACTGTGTTACTGCTACGCCACTAGAATGTGCAGCAGCAGTAGTGCTGTTAGCACCACGTGTACAACCTGTAATATCATTACCTAGTATTCCGGTGTAGGTAACTTGCTCACTGCCTATATGTACTGTGCCTGTAGTAGCAAGTCCTGTAGTAGATGCAAGAGTTAGCGTAGCTACACTGTCAGAGTGTGATCCATTTAGTGTGGTAGCTACAACGTCATCTTCTTGATCAGCAAGACCGTTTTGAATATACTCATTATAGTTAAGCGTTGTAAGACTGTTACCTGACACATTAAGATCAGTGTCTTTTTTAATTCTAGCTGTACTATAGTCTATAGACTTAGTGCTTGTTGGAAGAGTATACCTAGTTTGTCCTGCTACTAATGTGGAAGAATTACTATCGTGATTAAAAGAATACCCAAACTCACGCTGGTTGATGTATCGTATAGATTCATTAACCGCATTCTTACACTGTGTCTGAATACCTCTAGCACTGGAAAAGGTACTAGAAGTAAGTTCTACCTCGTTCATTCTTGTAATGACACTATTAGTTAATGTAAGAAAAGTAAGAGCCATTATATTTCCTAAATATATTTCTTATACCCCAAGAATTTTTTGTTGTATAAGTTTGATACACTAATGGGGCCAGCATATAGCCAGCCCCAAAGTATGTAGGTTTATTACACCAAGTCACGCTGTGCAACAGCAGCTTCGGTGTGAGCGGCAGAAACATCTGCAATTACTGCATAGACACGCAAGCGTCCAGTAGCAGCAGCAGCACCAGCAATAGTTACATCAATGGTATCTGCAGCACCTACGCAAGCAAGTGATTCAGCAGCAAATGTTGAAGCTGAACCTGTACTTACTACGTTAGCTTCACCGTTACTACCTTTTGCAAGGTATGTACCGGCAGCAGCATCAAGTGCAGCACCATCAATAATATCATCTCCACCACCAAAGTCAATATCACAAGTACAACTTGCAGTAAAAGACTTCATGATTTCTGCACCGGCAGCAATAACTACTGTCTCTGCAGGAATCTCAAGGAGTTGAAAAATGTCACCATTAGCAATGGTAGCATCTGCAGCAATCATAGCGTCAATGTCTAGTATTGCCTCAATTGTACGTACTGCATTACCAACAACAGTTGGAACAGCAAGTACGTTAGCCCCTACGCCAGCGGTAGAAGCAACGGTCATATCAAACGTAGCCATAGTTTATATCTCCTTTACGCTGCGTTATAACGGGCGGTAACGATTGCTTCAGGACGAAGAATCTTACGACCGTATAGATGCATACCACGAACAATGTCAGCAAAGCTGTCAGGGTCACGATATGATTCTGTTTTATTGATCTGCTCCGCAGTTGCTACAGCAGAATCATGTCCAGCTACAATTACACCAAGGTTGGTTAATTGGTTAGCTGTTCCTGAAGTACCCGGTCCAGTGCCGAGGGCTGGCAAGTTAGACGAGGAATATACACGGAAGCCGTGGAAGTTGTTAAGGACAAGTCCATTACGCAGTCCACCTGATTCACCGAAGTCTGCATTCATAAAGCGTGAATCTTCATCAGCAAGAATTTCCATGAACACTGGATCAACTACCAACCAACGACCTTGAGAGTCAACTTGTTGTTGATCAAGCAAACGTTTCATACGTGCAATAATCATTGCAGGAGAAACGGTAGCAGTTGGCAACGATGTAGCACCGGGCATACGTGCAGTCACAGGGATTGAGTGAGTGCCAGCAGAAGTAGTGGTGATGTTACCAAAGTCACCTTTATGCAATTGCATAGAGGAAAGCAGTTCGTTAGAACCTGCAGTGCTTACAGCCTTAGTACCATTAACAGTTGTGTTAAGAGTATCAGCTTTGCTGTGCAAAGAAGACTGTTTATATCCAGCCATATAGCCAAGAACTTCTTGGTCATGGTTGTCAGCAAGACGATACGCAGCACGGTTAGTAGCAAGGTCCATGAAGTTTACGTGGCTGTGGGCCTCTTCAATATCATCCATTTTGAAAGCAAAATAATTAGCTTTGTCAATGACGAGAGAGAAGTCTTCATCTTCCAAGTCTTGTGCTGTGACATTTGTGCCACGTGCATATTCACTTACAGAAATTTCTGGTTCTTTGATGATTTTAACTGTATCACCTTGGGCAGAAATTTCACCCATATAGTCTGAGTTTGTGATATCACCACAAACAGTACTCTTGCGGAAAGCAAGCTGTACTTTTTTGGAGTAGATTACGGGACTAAAATTACCATTTGGTAAATTCCCATAACCTGTTGCGGTTGTAAAAGCCATGAGTAATCCTCCTATAAAGTTTAGGCTTTGTTTAGCTAAACATTATCTGAAGAGGCTGATTGTTTTCTAGGGTGCAAACTAAGATTAACCGGCCAGTTAATCTAAGTACGGGCCTATACTTAATACAGGTAGTCTTAGTCTTTTTGTTTGAGCTTCAGTGAGGGGGTTAGTAGAGAAGGTAGACCTAATGGTGGCTTCTGAATACTAATCCCTAGTTATACTAACAAAATTTTATTTGTCAAGTATATATTATCGTGCGGGTCCAGATAAATCATAAATAAATTTACCAGATCTAATTGCATTATTAATTTCTTCTTCTTGTTTCTCATACTCTGAGGCAGACATTTTAGCAATTTGAGATTCCGTAAAAGAACCTTTTGAGTCGTTTTCAACTACTTTGGTTTTCTTACCTTTTTTAATTGCAGAAGCTGCAGCTTTACGTTTTGCTGAGTAGTCACTTTTAGTTAAATTATTATCTATTTTATAAAGATCAATAATTCTAATTACTGAATCAGGGTCATCAGAGTTTTCATACAAAGCGTCTTGCGCCCATTTAGGTTGAGCATCTACCCAATCGTGGAAATTATCAGACTCTTTTAGTTTATCAAAATCTGAATGTGCTTCACGAATTGCGTTTTCTGCAGAAACTCTAGACATCTCTGCTTCTTTAGCATCAAGTTCTTCAAAACGACTTTCAGCTAAACTAAACATTTCTTTTGCTTTTTTAGTAGCAATTGTTTCTACAATGCCAGCTACATCAGGATATTTATTTGCCCACTCTTCAATGTCTTGATCTGATTTAGGTAAAACTACTGACTCCCCTTTAATACGTTTTTCAAGGGTTTCAAGCTTGTCTTTCCACTCAGTTTCTTTTTCTCCCATGTGTCGCCTTAGATCACCGTAACGTTTTTTAAAAGATTTTTCTTCACGTGTAAGGTCTTTATCTTCAGCTTCTTCAGTAGCTTCTATTGCTACTTCTTCTTCCTCTTGAGGTTTACCTTCAAGTTCTTCTATTTCTTTTTCGTCTTCCTCAATCCTTTTACGGTTACGGTTACTATGATTAGGGTTTACAAACCCTGCAGTTTTTGGTTGTTCAACAGTTTGTAGTTCAGGCATATTGTTTCCTTATGTTGGGGCCAGCCGTAGCTGGGTAGCCTTATTGTTATTTTTTCTTCTTCTTTCGTCTTTGTACTAAGCCTCCCTGATTAAAATCATAGTATCCCCCAGTTGATGCATTTTTAGCGTCTCGTTCTTTTTCAGTCTCTGTAGTAAAGGAATCTCCTCCATATTCAAAAGTGTCTTGACCAGCTGCTTTAGCTGAAGAAAAAGCTTCTCCAAAAGTTTGAGTGGAAGAACCACCACCACTTGAATTATCTGAGCGAAAATTGCCACTAAACCCCGGCCTTTGTGAACCAACTACACCTGCTTCTTGTGCTGCTTTAGTTTGTTTTGCATCAAAGCTTCTAAATGATTCATCACCTCTTGTAACAGTTGTACCTAAACCTTTATACCGTTCTTCGTCACCAAAGTTTAGGTCCATTTCATACTCTCCTGTAGTAGGATTATATACTTGACCCATAGGAGCATTTAATTGCATTTGTTTATTAAACTGTTCATCCGTTTTAAATACTGATTTACCTCTAAGATCTTTAGCGTCTCTACCTAAAGCAAAATCAATTTGAGTTGCATTGATTTGTCTTGCAAAAGCATCTCCATTATAAAATTCTTCAGGGAATCTACCCAGTTTATTTGCTTTTTTATATGCTTCTAGTTCTCTTTTTAAAGCATTGTAAGCAGCTAGGTCTTCTGGGTTAGGTACATAATCCTTACTCTCTTTCATAGACTCTTGAAGAGCAATTACTGTTCCCGCTACTTGGGCATAGTTAGAAGCTTTATTTACTACGTTTACTATACCAAGCATAGGACTAAGAATACTTAAACCCTCTGATAAAAAAGAACCTGTTTCATTATCTTTTAAAACATTGGAAGCATTTGCTATGATTTGTGAAGTTGTGCCATCAAACTCAAACTTATCCATCCAAGCGTTAGGATCAGTCTCAATGTCTATATCCCCACCTTCTTCTTTAATTTTAACCTCATCAAGTTTAGGTGTTTCTGGTGTAGGAGTAAGATCACCTTTTTGACCTTCAGGTACAAAATCTTCATAACCAGCCATAACTTTAAAATTAGGTGGTATTACAACACCTCTGGGATACAAAACACCGTTAATAAAAGTAAAATACATTATATCCCCAGAATCATTTTCATAGGGGATAGAAGTCATACCTCTACCTGTACCTTGATTAGCACCACCATAAGAATTTGAAAGTGGTTTAAATTTAGGGTTTACTGTTTTTATTTCTTTAGCACTAACATCACCTCCGAGGTTATATGCTGCCATAGTAGTGCTTGCAAGCCCACCTTTATTCATTCTAGCAGTAGGTTTAGATTCTGGGTTAGATAAATTTTTAGGTTTTTCTTTGTTTAATTCTTCTTTTAAAATTGCCATCAGCTCTTGTTCAGAGATTTCTTTGTCAGAAGGTTGTGGCTCAATAGGTTCACCACCTATTCTACCATCTTTATCCATCTGTTGCAAGCCCATTTTTGCCCCAGTACGTAAGTCCTCAAAGAATTTTACACCGTAGTATCGTACAACATCAGCAGGTACAACATACTCACCTTCTGATAAACGTGCTGGTATATCATCACGTACTTCTATAGGTAAGGAACCGGGAGGTACATCATTACCTGACACTGGGTCTACTGTCTCTGCTTTCCCAAAGTTCATTTCTATTTGATCTTTCATTACGGTTCCGCCTTTGTTAAATTCTTTTGGGTTTGTTCAGTCATTAGCATTAACCTTTAGCCTAAGCTGCTTCAAAGCTTGTAGTGCATGTATCTGTCCCTGTAACCTATACATTACATGAGATTCATCTGACTGAGAAAACATTTTGTAACTAGCCTGAATGCGTTCATCTAGTTCAGCTTCAAATGCGTTCCATACTTGTGGGTTATTTACTAATAGTTTTAAACTCACTGTATTGGTCCTTGTCCAGTGTTAGCTGAGAAGCCCTGTTCTCCCGGTGTAGGGGCTGTACCTGTACCTATAGTACCCCCTCCGCTACCTTGAGTGTCCTGTACCTGCGCACCTGCTGGTGGTTTCTGTGGACCTCCTTTAGGCTTTGGCGCACCTGCTTGTGGTTGAGGTGGTAATGGATTTTCTTCACGAAACTTTTTGAGTATCTCAGCTTGTATAGCAGCATCACCCATTGAGTTTACTAGCTTGTCTGGATCAAGGTCCATAGACTTAGCAATCTCACGCACGATGTAATCCATCTTAGCAAAGGGAGCTAGTACAGGGTTTTGTACTACACCAAGGAATTGCATTAAGCGTTGACTACGTACCTCGTTAGCCATTAAACTTTCAGTACCACGAGCTTTAACGTCAAGATCACCTTTAATCTCATCATCGTAATCAAACTGCATGTTAAAGTTAAAGAATGCTTTAGCTAATGGTGCTAGTAAATAATCGTCTACATTCTTAACTACATTTCGTATAGAACCATTAGCAGCAGACATAAGCATACTAATGCCAGAAGCTGTACGTCCAACACCTTGTACTCCTGTCTGACCATGAGCAAAGCTAGGGAAGCCTGTACTTTCATCTGCTAGTACACGTGCCTTATCAAACATCTGCATGTTTTCACTGGATACGTTGGGAAACTTGGTGCCAAAGATGGCTTGACCCGGCGCTCCACCTTGGCGACGAAAGACTTTGCCGGGGTATACTGACAGGTCTTGACCGGGAACTAAGTTAGTTTCGTCCACCTCAATAAGCATATTACCAGATAGTGCAGCATTGTCAACAGCCATACGCATAAAGCCATTCATTAGGGTCTGTGTATCATCCATGTTCTCAGCAATACCCACGCCAAATAAACTATAGGGGCTTACCTCGTATGGCACTGCATAATAGGGAATGATAGAGGGAGTAAATGGGTTCATAACTAAACGCAATACCTTGCCGTTACATACCCAGATGTTTACATTTAACTGATCCATGTCTGCTAGTTCTTCAGGGATATCTATATCATGTCCTTCAAGAACCTCTGTGTCTACGCTACCCCAGAACTCAAGAACTTCAAAACGTTCAGCTTTGGATTCCTGAGCATCGTCTTCCATTGCTTGTTCCCACCATTCTTTGATGTAGGATTCACCATCAGCTACAGCAAGGTCAATAGCATTCTTCCTAAAGAAGGGGCGTCGTTTTAATGCTCTTATTTGACTACGAGACATCTTATGACGTTCTACTACATACTCAGCTTCATCCATATTAGAAGCATCAGGATCAGGGTAAAAGTTCCAAAGAGATACACTAGAAGTTTGAGGGATAGTTTTAATAGTGGGACTATATTCACCTTCCTCATCCCAATTAGCATATTCTTTGTCTATAGCAAATGGCCCTTTCATAACGCCTGTGCCAAACAAAGCACACTCAAAAGCAGCTACACGTAGTTGTTTATTTGCATTAGATTCTTCAAGCTGGTCGTGAATTTTCTTTTCCATCTTCTTGGCTGATACCATAGCAGGATGAAAAGTAATTTGTGTAGGAGTACTACCCACACCTTTTTTAAGTTGATCTTCTACAGGAGCAAGTTTATCTTTTAATCCAGCTAGCCGTTCTTTAAGAGCAGCTTTAGTTTCTCCGGGAAGTAATTTAGTTTCTTCTGTACTTGGGTTTTGAGCTTTTTTTATATTTTCATTAGATTCAAAGTGTACAGATTCTTCTACGCCTTCAGGTAGACTAGTAGGATCTACAGTAATTGGAAATTTATTGCTGCCAAAAAGTACTTCGGCAATTTGACCATAAGCTGCGAGGACTTTAGTTTTAGTGACTTTAACAAACACTTGAGATTTTTCTGTGGAAGTAAACTGTACATCAGGTCCATAAAGACCACGATAGTTACGGTAAGCTTGTATCCAACGTGTCTCTTCTGTTTCTCTAGCATCAGAAGCTTTCTTGTAATGTTTTTGTACAAGTCCTACAATGCTTCCTGCAAGGGGATCACTATAAGTATCTTCTTTTATATCTTCTAAAGAGTTCGCCTCTTCAGAGTCCATTGCCATGCTTTCTTCAAATTCGTCCATAGTATTTCCTTAATAACCAAACGTTGGGTCGCTTGCTTGAAACCCTGATTTTTGTGTTGCAGGGTCAAAGTCAAATAAACTGCTTCGTGGTCTTGTCATAACCCCATACCTAATTGCATCATACAGGTGATCTTCTGAGTGTGTGTCTACGTCTTCAGGGTTGTTCTTATCCAAAGGTAGTGCTGGCATTTGTGATATAGTACTAGTGCAAGTATTAAAGAATACTAACCTTGGCTCTTCAGTAAATTCATCTACCTGTAATCGTCTGTGTATTTCGTTCTTACCTGCTACCCTTGAACCTCTGGACCTGTCAGCAGGTCTCCACCTGCAACCTCTCATAATCATTTGTTCAGCTAGACTTGGGCCAGTATCCCCACGTTTATGCCAGAGAGATGAGTCAAGTACTCCGTAACGTATTTTCTCTCCGTCTTCTGCTTCTAGTATCATATCAGCTAGATCAGTAGCTATAACCTTTGAGCAATACATTTCTCGGTAAACTATAAGTTGTTCATCAGGAGATACTGCAAACCAAACAACTCCTGAGTAAGAACCATATCCGTAGTCACATGCTCTAAACTTTGACCAGCTTCTAGGTATATCAAAGGGTTCTACTACGTGTATCTGTCTGTTCCACTCAGGAAAAGCAGCACCCTCATTTACATCCCAGTTACCTTCTAGTAGTTGCTTACGTTGATGTTCTGGTAGTGATAGTAGGTTAGCTTCATATAGACCATCATCAGATAGATACGGGTTATCAAATAGAGTAGCAGGAATAAATCTACGTTTAAATAGTGGCTCACCTTCTTTTGAATGACCTCTGGGCCAAGCAATGCGTTCCCCTGTCTCAGGGTCAGTAGCATCAAAGCTAGTATTATGAGGTGCTGGGTCTACAAAAGTTTTTTTAACCCATTGATGACCAGCTCCGCCGGGGTTAGTAGTAGCTCTTTGGTATAACTGTAAGTTACTGTTTTTAGTAGTACGTAATCTTGACCTCATATAGTTCCAAGGATAAGGGCTAGGCCATTGTGTAAGTTCGTCAAAACCAATCCAATTAAAAGCTTGTCCTTGATATCTTTGTACATCATCATCTCTGTCTAGATATGAAAGCCAAAGAGTAGCACCGCTTGGAGCTACCCACGTTTTATCTCTTTCCATAAACTTAATACCGGGGATTGCTTTGGGATAGAGTTGTTTGGATACTGAGATAAGTTCCCTGAGTTCTTCTGTGCTTCTTCGTACAAGTAACATAGAAGATAAAGGATTATTAAAATACCTAACAGGATCGGCCAACATAGCAAAAGACTTACCACCACCAGCCGCTCCACCGTATAGTACCTCCTGTTCTGATGCTGAAAGAAAATCTGTCTGAGGGCCGGGATTAGGCTGAAAGATTATCTCTTGAGCTTTTTCAACCTCTATCGGCTGTGGCTTCGGCACTACGGGTGTAGTTGTACTCTCTTGCGCCGATACGGTTTCTTTCAAGGGTTTCCGCTTTTGCCGCCGCTTCTTTGTAGCGTTCAGCGTAATAGCGTTGCGTTGAAGCTTCTGCTTTACGTTGTCGTTCAAGTTTAACTCTTTTCATTAGACCCACATGAGAGATGTATCTACCTGACTTCTCACTCAACCAATTAGCTACATCTCTATAGCTATATTGTTTTAGATACTTCTTAGCTTCTTCTAAAGCTTCTAACTCTTCTGGTATTGGTAGTAGTATATCACCATCATCAGGATCTTGTCTATAACCAAATGGTACAATCCTGCCTACCCTAACGACAGAAAGCCATTCGTATTCATCATTAACCAATTCTGGTTTAGGTAACTTCCAAGTTTTATTAATCTTCATTGTTTTTAGGGGGTAAAATAAATACAGGGTTTTCAGCTTTAACTTCTACTTTTTCAGTTTTTACAAAACCAGCACGATCTAAAAAGTCTTTAGCTGCAGCCATCTTTTCTTTATTGCCAAGGTCTGTAGGGTTAGTCATAACTTGCATCATAGAGTATGCAGCTTTACTACCAGCGGTGGCAATAAACTTTTTAGTGAGTTCAGTAATTTCATCCTGTAGTACCGCAGTAATAGTTGTAGAGGATACAGTATCAGCATAACCTGCAAGACGTTTAGCCCTTACAGGATCACCTTGTGCTTGTTCAAACAGTACATCAAGGAATAACTGTTGTTTTTCTGTAAGTTTTCTCATGCACACTCACACTTTTTACAGGGGCAATCACGATTAAGTAAAGCACACCATATACGTTTTACGTAACTAATCATGTTATTCTCCTATGTTGTTTTACTTTTTTTGCAACTTTTTTAGGTTGAGCCACAAACTGTTTGCCCTTAGCCTTGCCTTTTCGTTTGGCGCGGGTTGTAGCAGCATACTCAGAATCACTAAGAGACTTAATAGCTTTAGCAGGTAGGTATCTTTCACCTGTAGCCTTTGGTCCTTGGGTAGAGGGCTTACCACTTTTAGTCCTCCACTTTTGTTTAGTCCAAGACTTCAAACTTTTTTGAGGCTTTGCTAATGCCATCAGGTAGTTTTTACTAACTTATAACCTTTAGCTTTAGCTGCAGAACGAATTTGAGTAAGTCCACCTTTAGCATAACCTTTTTTCTTCATCATGCCGCCCTTGTTCATTTTACCTTTACCATCCATAGCAAAGGAAGGAACCATTTTGCCGGTCTTTGGATTTTTTTTCATTGGCATACCACCTTTAGCATAACCTTTTTTCTTCATACCACCTTTAGCATAACCTTTTTTCTTCATAGCCATTATATTATTCCTCTTTATAAAGATTGTTAAATACTCTGTCTGTATCCCAGACATAAGATGTTTCTTGTTTAGAATGAAACACGTTTTGATTAGGTTTAAAGTCAGGCGCCCCTTGTCCTGTTTCAAACCAAGCTGGATGAGTTACCCTCACTCTGTTATTAGGTAACGCAACAATGTTACCTGTATATTCTCCTGCATCTAACAGCTCTAAAACATGAGACTGTTTATGTTGTGCAGGGTCATCTGCAACTTCACTGTCCGTATAATCTACAGTGAAGTAATACTTAGCAGGGTAAAACTCCCCGTCAACTTTAGCAATCCATGGCGCTGGGCTTGCACGTTCTAGTTTATAAACTGCGTGGTTATGTGACATACAATCCCAAGGTTGAGCAAGGTATGGTGGTAATTGTTCAGGCCAATCTTCTAGTGGTGTATCCGCTACTAATGCAGTGAGGGGCATTCTAGCCCACATAGCACCGCCATGTACATTTTCAGTGTCATCAAAGTCTGACTCACAACCAGTAAAAATAACTTGAAAACTTAGTGTTCTGTTTGGCAGAGTAGTTACACCAATCACCATACAGTGTAAAAAATCTCCGTGGTATTCTTCCATATTCTTTGTGTACTCTCTACGTACCCAAGCTTTAAAATATGGTATGCTACTTGTTAGATGAGGCATTCTCTTTTCTTAACCTTTCTTTTGCTTTCTTAGCAACTGCAACAACTGCTTTCTTACCCATAACTTTAGCACGTTGTTCCATAACTGTCAAGATTTGTATTTTTCTTGCAAAAGATTTACCTGATCTTCTTACTCTTATAACTGTAGCTTCTGCTTCTTTTACTGTACCAAACTTAATTGGCACAGTATCTTTTGGATTCTCGTCGGTGTATAACCTACGATCAGACCCTTTAGGTTTCTTACCTGTTCCTAACTTTGGGTCTTTGGTCATTACGATTTATATCCACCACCTGCTGATTTATAAGCTTTAGCAAGCATCTGTGCTTTACGTGCTGACCATTGCCCCGGCGCTCCACCTTTACCACCCGCTTTGATACGACTAAACTGTTTCTTTCTCATGCCGGGTTTAGTGTAATTACCTGCTTTGTTTACCGTAGAACCACCTTTAGAGAACCCCATTTTATTTTTAAGGTTATTTGTTTGTGACTTAACCATGCCACCTAAGTTAAACGTCATAACGTTTTTCTTAGCTGCAGGTTCTCTTACAATGACAGAATCTTTAGCTGGATAATTTGCTGATACGTTAGTATTAACAGTTCCGGGAGTAGGTTGCATACCACCTTTTTTATACATTGCCATTTTATTACATCCTCCCTAAATCTAATAGTTTTTT